TTCAAAAGGTAAGTTTAGTTTCTGAATAAACTCATAGACTTCTTTAGGGTCTACTAATGATTTAGTATCAGGTGCGCCATACTGATTATCATATTCTACTTCTAATGTATAGTTTCTTGGTTTGATAAAGTCAGACAGATATTCCCAGAGACCAACAGGCAGTTCATTATTGCGGTTATTAAATAGTCTGGTCTTACCGTCCCATTTACCACTCTTATAAGCTGGCATGTATTTGTAACCCGGAGTTTCAAATGAGAAGTAATCTGTCAACTCATTTGAAACATGCGGTTCACACTGGATTTCTAGTGCAGAATAGTTTTTCTGTCTAACTATCAAATCTGTCATTATTTGAGGTTAGTTCGCATAGTAGACGGCATTTGGAACAGAACATTAATAGGACCAGATACTATGTCACGGGCAAACACTGCCCAACAAATAGTTTCATCATCAGGATAATGTTCAATCATATATTCTCTGAAACTTGTTCCTGTTGTATATACATCATCTACAATCAGAACAGGGTCATCAGGATTGCCTGTAGCAGATTCATTTAGAATATCACCTAGACGTTTACCACCACGGGGAATGCCTACTGCTTTACGAAACGGACGTGTCTCATACTCTAGGATCATTTTGGCAAGACAACGCCAGTCAGTCACATAGAGTGCATCCATTTCAATCTTCCATCCTAGTTTATTACCAGCATGTGAAATAAAATCTTCGTCAACGAATAAAGCCATATCAACCCCCAGCTTCAAATCTGCGCCATTCAATCATATTCTTGATTGTAGAGTGTCGCCATTTTAAGTTATTAATTATTTCATCCAGTGTATCTAGCACTGTCTTATAGTAGACAATTTTCTTTTCAGACTTCTGAATATCTAGGTCTGCATCATAAAAATAATTCATGTCTCCTTTGAGAACCTTAACTCCATAAAAGGGGTCAAATTCCCATCCAGTTTCTTTGATTTCGTCTTCATGCATCTTACCATTATAATAACGCCATTTATTCTTAAGTAGAATCTTTTGGTCAAGTTCTACTTCTTGAAGACGCAGTTTGGTAAGAGAACGTATCTCCAAATACTTTGCATGGAGTGATGGAGTTTGTCTAGATGCTTCGTCTAGTTTAAACTCAGAGATTTCACAATCTTCTTTCCACATTTCCAGAATGCCATTTAAGTCTAGTTTCATTATAAAGTCCTATAGGTGTAAGGTTTAACTTACGTTAGTATATCACACTATCCTTTGAATTCAAAGCCTGTAAATACAAAAGATGCATTGAATGTCAGGTATTCTACAGAAGAAGCAATAGAGGTCAGTTGCAGACCACTCAAAGAAGTTGGGTTACATCCTTTATATAGGATGCGTTTATTTTGAGTATTATTGCTAGTAAGAATAGCAACAGAAATATCTGCCTGTGTAGGAACCTTAGATGTATTTCTACTAGACCTTGCACCTTGTTCAACAAAGTCTTCATTAACCATACCCTCTAACCAATTATAAAGTTCAAGGTATGATGTAATATTTTCGTCTAGAATAAAAGTAACATTAAGTTGGGAGAAGTCTAGTGCATCACCCGGCAAACTAACATTACCAATACGAGAGTATGCAACATTAGGTGCTGTCATAGACACGTCTGGATGATCAACAGATTGTGCGAAAAACTCCAAGTTAGGATAGTTTTCTCTGTCAATGATTACTCTAAACCCTGTAGGTTGTAAGTAATTTTTATTAGCAGTTAAGGTTTCTACCATTTATATTCTCCAATAAAAAAAGGGTGGACCTTTCGATCCACCCTAGTATTTATATTGACATTATTATTGTTATATTAGACTTATGCCAAGATGTTGTCTACACGGAAGATACGGTAGTATGGGTTTGCCTTAACGGTTCCCAAACCACTAGCAACAGCTCCCGGTGCAAATGGGTTAGATGCCATGCCGTAACGGGTCTTGAAACCAATCTTAGGCTGGAAATCATTTTCACCAATTGCACGAACCATTGTCAATGGAACGTATGGACAGTAGAATACACCAGCATCATATGCGTTAGTACCTTTGTAACCAACAGTTACATAGTCTGCAACTGCATATGGATCAATGTATACTTTGTGCTTACCGTTAAGAACACCAGCAAATGTATTGCCTGTGTCATCAACCTGAAGGTTAGTGGACATTGCAGGAGTGTAGTCCAACATACCAGCAGCAGCCATTGCAGATGCTACATCGGAAGAACAGATGATGAAGTTACCACGTCCACGACGGGTCTCTTTAGCAATCTGGTTTGCTTCACGCTCAAGTTGGAAGATAAGTCCCTTGAACTTCTCTACAGACCAACGACCATCAGCATCTACGTTAAGGTCAAAGATACCTTTTGTAGAAGTAGAACCAACTACACCTTGCGCACCAGTCTTTGCATGAGCATTGATAGTACGGATAACTTCACGGTTGATTTCTGCAAGGATTTCAGCAGACAGAATGTTTGCGAGTTCTGTCTCAGCATCCAGACCATGAATTGCTTTCAGGTCTTGTGCCAGTTCCATTGTGTACTCAGCTTTGAGTGCACGGGACTTAGCAGTTACAGTTTGCTTTTCAATGGAGAAACCCATCTCACCGAAACGCTGGTTTGCAGAAGAGCTTCCAAGAAGTTCGGCGTCTGCTGTAGAAGTTCCAGTACCGATAACGCTAGTACCACGATCAGCATCATCTACATTAGAGTCGCCAGAGAATGCAGAATCTGCCCACGGACCCATTGGGTCAGTGGTCTGAGCTTCAGAGTCGCCGGAGAAACCAGTTGCTGCTTCATCAGTTCCGTCACCCGCAGCACCAAATGCTTCGTCACCGGAATTCTTGCCAGCTTTACCACCAGCAGCAGTCTTGTACTTGGACTTCATCGCAAAGATGAGACCAGTAGGACCAGTCATTGGCTGCACACCACATACATCGTATGCAATCAGGTTAGGCATAGCACGACGAACCAGAGAAATCAATACTGGATCGAAACCGGAAGTGGAAGCACCACCACCATCAGCAGAAACAGTACCTGCTTCGTTTACCATGCCAAAAGCACCTTGAGCTGCGTCTTCACGCATAGCACGTTCTTGGTTTTCAAGGATCGCCGCAGTAACTTGTCTACGGTGATTGTCGGAAATAGGACCAGCAGTTTCTTCGTTAAGTACTGGAGCCCACTTATTTACGAGTTTATCGTAAGATACGGTAGGATTCATAATTGATACACCTTCTTAATTATTGTGGTTTATGTGTCTGTCTCAGTGCAGTAACGTAACGAGCCATAGAAGCAGGAATTTCTTCCTCATCTACAGATTCGTCAATCATTTCTTCACCTACAACAGATGGAGTTTTCTTTGTGAAGTAAGATTCTTTGATGGTAGATACTTTCATTGCGAAAGTTTCATCATCTTCAAAATCAATATCTTCTGCTAGAGTTTTCAACTTCTCTACCTGTGTCTCAGCAAGATCACGGGAATGCTCACGAATGATTGCATCACGCTTGAGTTCTTCCAGTTCACCGGACATATGGATAGAGGATTCTGTGGTTTCGTTCAACTTCTCTTCAAGTTCACGAACCTGAGTGCCAAGCTCATCAACCAAATCAACTTTGGACTCTGGTACGTCTACATAAGACTCAGTGAACAGGTTCTTAAGACCAGTCATGAAGTCTTCTGCAAGTTCAGTGCGGAGACCATTCTCGATAGCGAGTTTGTTCTCTTCCATAAACTTTTCTACAACGTAGTTCAAGTATCCGTCGATTTGCTCTACCATTTCCTCACGGGTGGTTTTGAGTTCTTCGTCAAATTCTTCCTGAAGTTCAGATTCGATGCGAGATACTTCCTCAGACACCTTAGACTTAACCGCAGCTTCTACGATAACTGCTGCTTTGTCTTTAAAGGTTTCAGAGAGAGTTGCTTCAGATTCTACCAGAGCATTCATGTCAGCAGTTACATCAACATTTACTGCTGCAACTTTTTCATGAATTTCATCTGTATCAACATCTTCTGCGTCTACATCTTCTTTCATTTTCATGGCATTCATCATTTTGCCGTAAGATGCCTGAAGATCAGTCTTCTTCATCTTACTCATTTCACCATACATAGCATTGATCATGCCTGCTTTTGTTCCGGGCATTTTGTCAGCAACTTGGTCACCCTTGTTTGCTTCCCCACCGGGAACAGATGCTTTGCCTTTGACTGCTTTACCAGCAGCGCCAACAGAAGCGATAGCAGCCGCTGGAGTTTCTACTCCATCTTTTGCTTCAGACACTTCTTCTGCTTCTACAGATTCTTCGGAAGTTTCTTCCTCAATAATCTCTTCAACAGATTCAATGTCTTCATACATTTCTTGATCGGACATTTCTATCTCCTATTAAAGATTAATCTTAGAGAGGAAATTTTTAAACTCCCGAATCTCAACCGCAGAACGGTCAGACCTAGAAGCATTATTAATTTCAGTCTCAATTTTTTCAAGTTCTTGAGCTTCCAGAACACCATTGTTCCAAATCCACTCTACACCTTCCATAATCCCATCAACGAAAGCTGACGGTGCAGAAGGGTCTTGCACGATGTCTACAGTGCTAAGAACAAAGTCTTTACCGACCATGTTCACACCATTTCTCTGCTCAAGAGTTCCCATACCACGAGTCGAAACACCTAGCTTAACTCCACCATCTAAGAGACCTTTAACAATCTGTCCATTAGGTGTGTCAAGAATAAGCGCTTTACCCATCACATCATTACCGTTCCACTTGAGTTCGGTGATACGATGGGATACTTTATCTAAGTTAATGATAGGACCAGCTGGATGATTTAACTCACCTACTGCACGTTGTGTGCGCACCTGTTCTGTATCATACTTAGAAACTGCATTCTCCAAGATTGCTCTTGGATAAATTCTACCATTTCGGTTCTTTTGTTCAGCTTGGGCAAAAATACCTTCGATTACATAATTCTTACCACCGCCTTCTTTGGCTTCGATAATGTATTCAACATTTTCTGTATGTTCTGTAATCAGTTTCATTTGAAAATTCCACCTTGACCAATTCTTTTGCCACCTAACTTAGAAGAGCTTG